ATCTCAATTCTTGTAAGTTGAATGTTCTTACACCATCAACTGTTACTCTACCATAGAAACGGTTGTTAACCATTTTCTTAGCGTATCTTGTCATGATACCCTTGATAGGTGTGAAGTTGAATGGGTTATACATAGTTGGAGTCAACTGTAAAGGAACATATGGAGCGTAGATGTAACCAGTATCCAACAAGCTAGTACCTTTGTGTCCAATCAACACTTGGTTAGCTGGGAAGTAAGGGTCACGATACACTTGGTATCTTCCTGACAATGTACCGATTCTTTCGATACCCATGTTGTATTGGTCTTGGTCAGGAGCTGCGTTTGATACGTGGAAGTATTCCAAATCATCAAATATAGCTGAAACTTCAGAAGATACAACAATCCAGTTAGCTCCACCTCTCAATGTTGATTTGTGGATTTGAGCTGACAATTGGTTGATAGCTGTAATCAAAGTTTGGTTCCAATCTTTTTGAGTATATGGTGTAGTTCCAGTAGAAGCTAATCTCTTCCAACCGTTGTAATCCCATCTCAAGTTCCATGCTGCACCTTTTCTCAAATCACGTAAGATTTCTCTGTCGATTTCAGCCGCAACTTGTTCTGACAATAAAGCTGTTAATTCAGCCTCAGCGTCAATGTTGTGGAATGCTGCAACGTCTTGAGCTAATTCAGGAGACCATTGAGCTCTTAATTTTCTTTCTGTAACTGAAACAGTAACTGATTCAAGGTCAAAAGAAACTTCACCAATTTGGTCTTCAAATTCCAACTCTTTGTACAATCTGTAAACAGCTAAGAAAGCGTCGTTACTAGATGTATCAGATGAGAATGTTGAACCTGTATAACCATCAGGAGTTGTTTGACCACAAGAGATACAAACTGGTTGTTGTAAATCAATTTCTAAGAAAATGAAACCGTTAGCATCACATACGTTGTAGTAAGAACCACCTGAGTTAGCGTTGTATCCAGCAGGACCTGCAGGGAATTGAGTTGTTACAGTGTTACCGTATTGAACGATACCTTTACCATATCTTTGAGTTACTACTCTGAATAAGTAAGGAGCTTGTGTGTTACCTGAAGTAGTTGTGTTATCAGTCACACCAAAGATGTTCAAACCTGATAAGAATTCTTCAGTATCCATTGTATTACCATTTGGACCAATCAATTGACCAGCACCAGCGTTAGAGAATCCACTCATAACGATGATTACTTTTCTGTAGTCAGTCAATGTGTAAGCTGAAGGTACTAAGTAACCAGCGTTACTCCAAGCGTAAGTTACAGTTGAAGCTGTAACAGCTGTCCACTGACCTTTAGAGTAATCGAACAACCCTGGAGGGTCAAGTTTGGTTCGTTACCTTCGTAGAACAAATCGTACAAATCCTTATTGTATGTAGGATTGTATGTACCTGCACCTGAACTATAACCAGCATTTGGGTCACCAGGGTAGTTTCCTGGAGAACCTACAGGAGCGTAGTGTGAACCACTGTTTCCAAAGTATCCGTTAGTAGAAGTACCACCAGAATAACCTTGAATTTTAGGTACGAAGTAGAACAATTTACCGATTGGTAAGTTCATTGCTTGTACTGACACGATGTCGTTAGCTAATAATTTAGAGAATACTCTTCTCACGATTGGGAAAACAACTGTTTCAAAAGAACCAGAGTCAGAAGTTGAAGAAGCCTCATTGATTAAGTGAGAAGCTTGGTTTTCATACAACTGAGCTACGTTTTCTTTCATGTGACCTTTCAAACCTTCCAAAAAGCCAAGTTTATCCCATTTGTTAATTGTGTCTTCTTTGATAACTTTTAAGTGTTTCAACCCAATGTTACCAACTAGACCGCTTTCTAATAATGCACCCATTTTAATTTTATTTTGTTTTTAGTTTTATGTTTATTTTTATTTTACTATTTTAGACATGATATCCTTCATTCTTAAGAATTGTGGATTTTCGTATGTCTTAGATTCAATTAAGTTTTGAGCCGAACCTGATGATGGAGATTTTTCAATCTTAGACATAGATTCAGTTACAACACTTTGATTATTGTTTGTTAATTCGTTTTTGATAGAGCCGTACAAAGACTTAGATTCTTTCAATGATTCAACGTCATCAAATCTTCTTAAGATGTTGATTTTTTCTTGTTTAGTTGTTGTATGTTCTGTAAACAATCTTGTAGCGTAAGCCAAGTTTGAGTTGAATACCGCAACTTCATTTAATTTTTCTCTGAATACATTCAAAGCTTTTCTATACTCGTCATTCTTTTCTCTCAAACGTACTACTTCTTCAGAAAGAGCTGAATTAGGTTTAACTTTCATTTTAGGTAATCCTTTTCTCATTGGGTAGTTTCTTGTACCGTTAGATAAAGTTCTAGCCGCTTCTTTAGTTTCCTCTTTTTCGTAATCTTTGTAATGACCACCTTTTTCACCAACTTTCTTTTCAACACCATCAACATCCTTACGTCTGTATTCGTGTTTTTTAGAACCATAGTTTTCTTCAACTTCACCCTCATTGTATTTGAATTTCTTTGGAGATAAATTCATACCGACACCTTTAGGTTTAACGGTCATAGAAGCTTCTTTAGCCTCCATTTTTTTACCTTCTTTATATTCAAATTTATTAGCTGAACCAGTTTTTACACCTTTACCAACCACAGGTTTTGACATCATTGAACCTTCTTTAGTTTCTGCTTTAGTAGTTAATGATGATTTTTTCAATGTTCCCATTTTTGGTTTAACTGTGAATTTATTTTCATTTACAGACTCGTCTTCTTCCATATTTTCTTCGTCATCTTCGTCCATAGTTATTTCGTAAACAACATCACCTTCTTCCATATCTTCCTCTTCTTCCATTTCGTAAGAATCTTCCATATCTTCGTTGTACATTTCTTCTTCCATTTCAGAACCAAAAATGTCAGCCATCATTGTATCCAAATCTTCATCAGATAAATCATCAGCTTCTTCCATTTCCATTCCTTCCATTTCCATGTCTTCTTCGTCCATGATTCCATCTTCCACATCACCTTCTAATTGGATGATATATTCTTCATCAGAATCCTCATCTTCCAAAGTGATTTGGTTATTATCTTTTTTAACGATAATACCATCTTCATCACCCATAGATTTGAAAACCTTTAAGATTTCTTCATCAGAAGCGTTTGTAAGGTCAATTGGTTGTTCATCTTCCGAGTCCATATCAAAATCCATTTCCATGTCATCTTCCATGTCTTCAACGTCCATGTCATCTTCATCGTCCATATCCATGTCGATTTCCATTTCATCTTCGTCTTCCATGTCATCCATAGAATCCATTTCAATACCAATCTCGTCTTCTGCTTGTTCGTTAGTCTCTTTCTTTAAAGACTCTTTTACTAATTCTGCGATTTCTCCCTTCATTGTTGAAGCAAGTATTCCTTTTGCATTTTCAGCTACTACTTCTTCCAAATTTTTCATTTGGAGTAGTGCTTCCTCGACTAATGACTTTTTGTCTGCCATATAAATT